TTCTTCGACCACTCGAGTAACCCCATTTTTACGTAGTTACTATCGGTATATACAGTTACGGTATCGTGTCCTAATTCTATACACTTCTCGAGTGCTTTTACGACCGCAGTCATTTCCATTATATTGTTTGTGGTTATCTTGGAACCTCCTCGGCCTATCACGTTTTCTATAAGATAGGCCCAACCACCAGGTCCCGGGTTACCGAGACAACTTCCGTCTGTGTAGACTTCTATCATAGTTACTAGTATATACGATAAAATCTTTATGTTTCGTCGTCTGATTTTGAAATACACCAATACATAATTCTATCAAAATTCATATACAAAACACCAAATGCGGAAAATGCTATTAGTATTTCGTAAATAGTCTCCATTAACGTAATATACACGTAATTCTTTATATTTCAGAATCGGTATCGTCTCTATAAGACGTTTTTGGACACAAAAGTATTAAGAATGCAACACCAAGTATAGTAAAGGTTACTGATATTCCAACTATAAAATTCATTATGTTTGTATCACTACTTAAAATTTTAAGTCTCTTTGAAACAAAATGAACCATTACCAAGATTGGGATCCTGTTATTATTCGCGGTAAAGTCAACAAGGAAAAGGAAAAAGAAAAGTATGTTAAGTTCATGGGTCAAGAAATAAAGTTACCCAAACGGAGTCAATATTCGGGTAAAACAAGGGAACAAAAACTCGATGAAACCGAGTTAGGTACACACAAAAGGATCAGTAAAGACACGGCACTAACGATTCAAAAAGCGCGCGTTGCAAAACAGTATACACAAAAGGATCTCGCGGGTCTCATAAACGTATCAACAGATATCATCTCTTCATACGAATCAGGTAAAGCTATTCCGGATCCCAAAGTCATGCAAAAATTACGTCGGGTTTTAGGGGTTAAACTTTAAAATTTGGTCTAAATTTTAATTTTTAAATTGTAAATTTTATTTATTTTTTAAATTTTTAAACGCTTAATAGACGCTTAGTTGGAGAACGCGAGGCCACCCATACCCGATTGGATTCTGAGGACGTTGTAGTTCGTCGCGAACATGTGAAGGGAACTGCTATTTCTGTTACACTTGACCGCAACTTGCGCGTTGTCAATTCTGGAGAAGTTGCAGGTACCCGTTGGTTGGTGCTCTTCTGGCTTAAGCGCGAAGGAGTACGAGTAGATACCTGGCATTGGGGAACCGGAGTGGTGGACAAATGGTTGGACTTGGTTGAAGTACTTACCAGATTGTTCCTTGAATCTGTCTTGACCGTTGAGGACCAACTTGAACGTAGACAATGGACCGGAAGTGTCTTCATCGAATTGCGTGAGGCCATACAAGGCTGGCGCACCCGCGGCGGATGGCGAGATGGCGACGTTCGAATCCTCAATCGCAGCAACGTTGGAAGTGATAACAACTGGTGTGTTGGTGAAGTTCCACAAGTTGGAACCGGAACTGATGTCAGTGCACCACACCAATTCCTTAACTGGGTGGTTGTACGACAATCTAATTTGCTTGTTGGTATCAGCGTCGGCCAGGGAATCAGTGCCAGTGTGTTGGACTTGTTCGATCAAGTATTCGTGACCCTTTTGCGCGAATCGTCTGCGCTCTTCGGTATCAAGGTAGATGTAGTTACCCCAAACCTTGAAGGCGGAAAAGTTGGTACTAAAATCGCTGGCCAAGTCAAAGTCCAATCGGACTTCGTGGTATTGCAAGGCAATCAATGGCAAGGCCAATCCTGGGTTTCTGTTGAAGAAGAAGATCAATGGCAAAAAGCACGTGTTACCCGCAACACGCGCGGTAGTCATCTTACCGTAATTCAACTTCTTGGATTCGTCCAAATACAATTCAGCGTACAATCTCCACCACTTTTGGTAGTGCTTGTCGATTCTTTGACCACCGATGGACAATTCAGCGGTAGAGATCGCGCGTTCCGCTATCCACGCATCCGTAGAAGTGGTGATGGCGGTATCAGCGTTCGAAGTCAATTCAACGTACATGTCCGAGATCAAATCACCGTTTCTGGCGATCGTGACGGAAACGCGACCACCGGAAGTGGCGGTACCGTTAACAGTTTGTTCGATGTTTTCCATCGCAAAGTTGGTGTGGCGTTTGTAAACCGCCTGGAAGAAAGTGACTTTTGGGTTACCAGTCAAGTAGACATCTTGGGCGCCATAGGCGACGAGTTGCATGAGACCTCCGGCCATAGTGTTTGTTTTTGTACTATAGGCAGAGATTTTTTTTTCGGGTGAGACCCGCGAAAAAACCCGGGTCAATTTTTCCTGGTATATAGAAATGACCGATCAAGAAGAAACCCTTCTTGAACCAACTGAAACCGAAAACTCGGAAATTAATTCCGAGGATGACCGATCCACAGTGGACGGCGATCTTCCTGTAATAGAAGATACGCTCGAATTATCAGACGAAGACGAAGATATGGAAATGTTAGAAGATGACGACGAAGGATATATGATGGATATGGGTGGTCTCTTAAGTTCCGTACTCGCGACCGAAGAAGGTGATACCGTATGCTCTGCTCTGGTAAATATTTCGAGACAAATGGAAGTTCAAAATAAAATTCTTATTAAAATGCTAGCTCATATGCAAAAAAATTAACTTAGAAAAATAATCCGCATGTAATAGAAGAAAATGGAAGAAACACATTTCATTAGTTTGGAATCAAACCAGCGCGAATCCAGTGCTATTATGTGGTCTAACCAGATTCAATCACTCAACCCCGAAGAGTTTATGCACCTTCTATCCCAATTGGAAGATATGTGGGACATCAATACCACAAATAATAGTATGATTTCGTTCCAACTCGGATACAAAAACTTTATAAATCCTCAGGATCTCGACCCTGAAACGGGGGTACCCGTTCGGTTTGATGTTGAACTTGTTTCTGGAAACCATAAGCGATTAAAAATGCAGTTAGGACAGATGTATCACCGAGCTGAAGTTTTAAAACTTTTAGATGTAGAAGACGATGAAGATATGAAAATATCCATGCGTATAAATCGTCTCATCGATCAAGTTGATGATGCGTGGCAAATTATTTTTAGGGCGGCGCGTATACACGAACGTATCAATAATCCAACATATGTACCTATAAACCCCGAATCAGATCCATCTATTTTTAGGTGTTCTACAATGGAAAATGTAGAGGAATTAGCACCGTACCAACAAGCCATACTCGCCTGTTTACAAAACCTTTACGAAACGAACGTTAAAAGATACAAGGGGTACTGTTGTACACAGATCAAGACGGAAGACGGTCAGGATACACGTGCGTGGAAACAGGTTGAGACTATACAGGAGTATGTTTATGGTGTTGCACAGAAAGAAACACGGTACGAACTCTGGAAAAACTTGTCGAGTCGAGGGTCAGCATATAACGATGTTATACGACACTTAACAAATTGTAAAGATATGCAGTTTCCTGAAATTATTAAAAATCGACACGTTTGGTCGTTTAAAAATGGTATTTTTATAGGTAAAGAATGGTCTGCACAAACTGGGCTTTACGAATCAAACTTTTATACGTACGATTCACGTGAATTTAAGAATCTTGATCAGACTATCGTAAGTTGTAAATATTTTGATAAAGAGTTTACGGACTATAGTCACGTCGAAAATTGGATCGATATACCAACACCCCTTTTCCAATCGGTTCTCGATTATCAGAATTTTGATACCGAAGTTTCTAAATGGATGTACGTTATGGGTGGTCGATTATGTTTTGATGTAAACGACATGGATGCATGGCAGGTTATACCATTTCTAAAAGGTATAGCGCGTTCTGGTAAATCAACGCTCATAACAAAAGTGTTTCGTAAATTTTATAATGCGGATGATGTGCGTACACTTTCGAATAATGTTGAGAAAAAGTTTGGTCTATCATCCATTTACGATGCGTTCATGTTTATAGCCCCGGAAGTAAAAGGTGATTTACAACTCGAACAAGCTGAGTTTCAATCGGTTGTATCTGGTGAAGACGTTTCCATTGCGGTAAAACACGAAAAGGCTAAATCTTTCGAATGGAAAACACCTGGTGTGCTTGGTGGTAATGAAGTTCCGAATTGGAAAGATAATTCAGGGAGTGTTTTGCGTCGTATTCTTACGTGGAACTTCGGTAAACAGGTCAAAGATGCGGACCCAACACTTGAAAACAAACTCGATGTCGAATTACCCATTAT